CATAAGAACCATATGAAGAATTTTTTTTGTTCTGGAGTTAATGCCGTAGTTGGCCTTTTATCATCAGCATATGTGTCATATGCATTTTTTAGAATTTCCTTATATAGACTTCCAGCCATTATTTCACCATGTCCCTGTACAACCTGTCTCCATCGATTGGAATTAAAACAATATCACCGTATGCATAATGAGCATCAGTTGGTTTATTATTGAACAGTCCAATCATCCAAAACATCTCTTTATTTCCATAATATTTAATGGCTAATTTATAAAGTTTATCTCCATGAGACCAAATATGCTCATATACCGCATAATCCTCAGAGGTAAAGTCATTGGAGAAACTATAATTATCATAATATGAAATCGACTCGACACCTCGATCTTCCAGTAGATCTTTATACTGTTGATCATTTAGTTGTTTTGTCTTTCTTCTTGTTGTATATTTTGGCATATTAAATTTCTCCTATTAAAATAAATCTTCCAAAGCATCACCTCGACTACTCCCATTATCTGTTTCCTTAACCTGCTCGGCAGTTTTATCGTTGTTCATACCTGCTTCGTCTTCTGCCTCGGTAGCTTTTGCTAGCGCACTTCTACCATATTTAAATCCTGATCTGCTTCCGTGAACCATTCTATCTTTACTGTCGACCTCTATTATACCAACTCCGGCATCTACTGCATTTGAAATTGTTAAGTTTAAGTCTAAATCAAAAGCTTTCGCAAATATCATCCCATTATATTCAAAAAAACCCATGGATAGATCTGGATTATAGTCTAGCTTTTCTATGTTACATCTCAATCCAACTTGTTTTAATTCCTTAAAGCTCATATTTTCATATGCCTCCGGAAAGAAACCATTATGTAATAAATTGGAAAATTTAACATATATAAACGGAGTATCTGTTCCATCCTCGCCGATTGGCGCAACCATCCTTAAGAGTTTTTGAAATTTACTATGATTACTGATGGCCTCATCGACATTCACTGCAACGACCGATATCTTTAGTTTATAAGATGCTTCTTCAAACTCACCTGTTCTTTTGACTGGAGTATAGATACTCTCTCTTTCATCCTTCTTGAATTTGATGTCTCTACTATAAGAGCTAACAAATGGCTTGAAATCTATAATTCTACTGGCTCTGCCGATAAATATTTTACTCTTTTTACCGGAAGTGTAATCATTACTATAATCGCTCATCAGTATACTCCGAATGGCCATGTACGCAAGTCACTTCCTGCATATTGTCCGTCAATATCTTCGTCAAAACCACGAATCATCGTTTTGTCATTATCCAGAGATGCTCGTACGGATAGATCAAGTTTTGCTTCGTAAGCTTTGGGCCACAACTTATTTCTATATTCAAAAAAACCCATCGTTGTGTCAACAGACCAACTATTATTGGTAAAAAAACATTTGGCTCCATAAGTCTTAACTTGACTGGAGTATTGGATAGAATGCTTTTCTCTATAGAGACCATTATGTATTAAGTTCGACAACAATACATATTTAGGCGCAGCAATATTGAAACGCTGGGCATCAAAATAATCAGCCCCAACGCCACACATCCTATCAAGTTCTTCAAGTCTTGCTGCATTAACCATTGCATCATCAACAGATAATGCCGGAATGTCCAGAGATACAGAATAAGTAATACCTATTCCTCCAACATCTATTTCTTTACCGGACGTCTCATTATCTTTGTCTAATTTTATTACCGTTGATATAGAGAAGCTTTTAAGAAAAGCTTTAAACGATATGCTAGAATCTAGATTTTCATCATATATGTATAACATTATTCCTTTGTCATATGTATAGTCAAAAGAATAATCAGTCCCCAAAGGAAAGTTTTTCCTGGAGCTAGCTTGATACTCGTTTAATATTTTGAATCCACCTTTGAAAGTCTTCATTATAATGCTCCAGTCCGAACCTGCCTGACTTTCGCAGAGATAACTTCTCCATCGATCTCAATAACAAAATTAGGCGTGGGCATTTTGATTTCGGGCATATCAACCTTTATATTAAGTGTATCATTCTTGAACAATGTTGCGATACCTGCTTGCTTTCCAACAACAACCGACATCTTTGCTCCTTCCATCGATGCCGCTATCATAGAGTCTCCCATCGCGCTACTTATTTCCGCCGCAGCTGTTCTCAATGAAGCGATTCCGCTAGCAAATCTTTCGATCCCACTGCCTATTTTAAGAACTTCGTCTCCGATACCGAACATATCAGCCATGGAGGTTCCGGTTGCTTTAAATAATAACAACATAGCGGTTAAAGCGCCAACTCCCATTAAGATTCCGACGGCACTAAATGAAGCCATGTTTCCTAGGAAAACAAAAGCGAACCCTAAAGCTATCAAGCCACCGACAACAGTTGGAAGAGCATCGACTCCGTCTATCAACACAGTGAAAAGTCCAGTTACAGATTCTACCATAGCAGAAATTCCGTAGAATATCAAAGATATTGCACCAGCTAATAGAGCAAGAGCAAGCGCGCCCACTATAGCCTTGGGACCCATTGTGTCTAAAGCTCTTCCGAAAAAGAGAACACCCACGGCAATAACACCGAATATTAAATATAATGGTGGAGAGTTTTCTTGCGTTAAAATTGTTACCAAGTATACCATTGCTGCTGCCATCAATCCAATTTTACCATAAGCAAAATTTTGTGCCATTCCCAATTCCATGGTTGATGCTGCTGCATATTGAGTAAAAACCATATAAGTTCCAACAATTCCAGTTAAAACAGGAAGATACTCTATAGCCAGCGTAACTATATCAACCATAAATTTGATACCGTTCGTGATAGCTAAGATTACTTTTCTGTTGGCGGCTAACCTTTCAAACTCTGCTGTGATCTGTTCCATGAAAGGTAGCAAATCTTTTAGAGCATTTGCCATATCTTCTTCAATATTTCCTTGCAGTCTCATTTTTTCTTTCATTTTTACTGCTTCTTCGGTGTTCGACCCTAAAGCCGCCATCATTTCCGCAACATTACTAAAACCCATCGATTCTGTAAGTGAAAGTTTTTGCGCGTGAGTAAGAGCATCAACACTTCCAACAGAGTTTTGAACTTGTTCTGTGAGATACTCCATTCGTTTACCAGCATCCATGGTCATCATTGCCATTGAACTTATGTTTGTGCCAAAAACAGCATTCATTCTTGCTGCCTTCTCTGCTCCCGATGAAAATTTATCAAAATCTTTTGTTATATCGAGCATTTTGGATATTTCAATACCAGCATTTGCTGCTTGAGCTGCAAGGTTTTCGAAAACCTCAACTGATTGATCACCATACAATGCTAAATATCCGAAAGAAGCCTGAAAATCCTCTGCCATCTTTGAAGCTGAAACGCCCACGGCTCCGGCATTTTTAGCCAACCGGGAAGTCATGTGAGTAGCTTCTGTGTCTGTCATTTTAAGACTTTTCATAAAATCTTTCTGCATCTTTGTGCTGGTACCAGTTGAAACTCCATATTTCTCTAATACTGCAGCATTTCTTGTTAGATTTTTTATTTGTGTGCTCGATAATTGATTGATTCCTCTGAAATTGTCTCTCAAAGCTGTTATTGATTTGCCAACATCACCAATAGTAACGCCCATAGCAGCGAATTCTCTTCTGTTGGCCACTATAGCTCCGCTCATGTCACTAGCTCCGCCGGATGTCTTTTGAAACTCTTTTGAAACCTTATCAAGCTCCAAAGCTGAGTTTATCATTTTATCAAGCACCATTCCGGCGATATTTAATGGAGAAACCATGTTCATTAAAGAAGCAGACATTAGTTCAAAGGTTTTACCACTATCTGAACCAGCCATAGCTGAAAACATTGAAGTGAATTTGCCGGCCATGGTATCTGCGTATTTAGCAGATATACCCATTTTGTCAGCCATACCAGATAGAGATCTGTTAAATTCTTTACCGAGCTTCTCTGAGGCTGCTAATTTACCTCTCATCTCTTCAATCTTGCCAACAACATCATCCAAGGTGCCATCGGTGTCTTCCAAAGCTTTATTAAGTTTCTTATGAAGCTTCTCGCTGAGTCCTAATGTCTTTACATAATCATCTAATTGTTTTTTAGATTCTTCTTGAGTTAAATTGTTTTCTTTATTTAACTAGATTTGTTCTTTTAATTTTTTTGATAGCTGCTCTAGGGAGAATTCTTCAATTTTAAGGTTTTTCTGGGCAACATCAAACTGGTCATCCATCAATTGACTGATTTTTTTTAATTCTTCCTGTTCTTGTTTAAGTTGTTTGAGTCTAATGATCCTAGCTTCTGCTACATCACTAGCTCCCAGACTTGGTCCGTCATTATCAGCCATGCTATTGTCCCTCGTATATTCTAATTAGTTTTAAAGAAAAAATGCTTGGAAAACCCAAGCATCATCTCTTTGCCTTATCATATTCTTCTTTTTCTTTCTCGTATTCTTCAATGGTTCTTTTCAACCACCAACCTCTAAGTCCGATTGGAAGAGAATATAATTCCGATAATGACCATCCGCCATAATGTTTAAGAGTAAAAAATTGCTCATAAACGTGCTGCATGTAATTATCGGTCAGGCCAAAAAAAGTCCGTATTAAACGGAACCTCCAATTCCTGCTCATGGTTACAGGAATCGCATTCAAAGTCACCTTTAATGTCGATGGTTGGAGCAAGATCTTTATAAATATTACGAACATATCTTGCTTCCGATGCGGGAACGTTATTCACAAAATGATCAATAACGTTAGGTTGAGTATGGTCATTTACGGAAACAACATATAGCTTCATTTGAGTCGTCAATAAAGCTTCACCTTCTTTGTTCTTGCTCATAAGTTTGAAAATAACATTCTCATCATGACCGGTCAACAATCTCATTTCAACTTTGATTTTAGAGTGAGGAGTCGTAACAGCATAATTACCGTTATCAAGTTCTTCCACTTCTTCTGCTAAAATAGGTTCGTGGATATTCGGTTCCGATAAATCGAATTCATGTTGCTGCTTGTGGCCGCAATTTGGACACTCAACTTTGGTTTCATAAATATGACCATAAGCTGATGAACGAGCCGCAATGATGATTGCATTTCGATCTCCAACGATAATATCTTTTGCCTTCAACGTCTTGTCAACAAGCAAGTTGTCGATCAATCGATCCAAAGCTAATCCTTTCTTTAATAAAGAGCGAGATGTCAATATATCTTCGTCTTTTGCTGTCATGAAACGTATCTCAATTGTTTCTTGATTGTGCAAGGGATGTCCGGATGGGTATCCGATCCCTTTCGATGGGAGTTCTACGAACTCTTTTGGTGTGACAAAGTCTAAGAGAGCGGCTGGGTCAACAGATTGTTGCTGTTGTCGTCTTGACTTTGTTCTGTCTTCATTATTTCTTCTCATTTATACCTCTTTGTTGAATTGTTACTCTGTATTGTTTTCTCTTTCTTTCTTTGCTTTCCACGCCTTGTATCTCTGCTCTTCATCAATAGCTCTAAGTAAATCTTCATTTGTCACTTCTGCTTCCTTTTCGGGCATAGGAATATCTGCGGCCTTATTGCGCTCTTGATTTATTAATGCTGCATCCGCTCCCAATGAAGCTTGATTTCTGGCGTCACTTCTATCTATATCGGCTCCAATCTCAGCTAAAGCGTCGTCTGTCTTATTTTCTCTTTTATTGAACTGTGTTGTGGCTACATCAGATATTTTTTCCACCGCTTCCTGTCTAGGTTGATCTGCAGTGTCTCTTTCAATGTCTTTCATTTCTTGATCTATAGAATCTTTATTGCTTTTTATCGTCTTCATAAACTCTTGATAAGATTTAATTGAGAAAGTCGGCGGTGTTCCAATTACACTTCTGTCTAGTACCGCCCAATCATAAACAATCTGAAGTTCGTATTCTATTAACTCATCGGAATCATATGAAAGATCTCCCCAATTGATACTTTTAACCAAAGGGTTGACAAGATACCAAGCTTCGGTGATTTTTTCATCGGGAGATATTTGAAATATTGCTACCCTTTGTCTTCCAACTCCCGCTGGTAATTTATCTATCTTCCCCTCAAGACCCCCGCCAAATGAATTTGCAATGTTTGATGATTTTTCCGGAGTTGTTATCGTTCTCCATGTATTGTTTTCTTTTATAGGTGTTTTGGGGTCATCTCTAAAAGAAATTTTTGTGGAGATATGATGGCCTCCTCCTGTTGTAAGAGCTTTGCCATCTTTTGTATCAACATTTTTATAGTGAGCTTCATTGATGGCCCCGGTATCTAAGTGAGGATAAGCATAGCCTGTGTTGTTGAGCATTTGCCAAAGAAAGGCTCCCGTATCGAAGAACTCTGTTTGAGAGCCCATTCCGTTCATATCAACAAACTTAAGAGTGACCGGCTTCCATTTGGCATTTCCGGGATAATTAAATGCATGATTCAATAATCGATATTCTTTCGTTTCAATTTCGACAGCCGGCTTGTTAATTGATTTGACATTTGGCAAATAAAAGACATCACCAAAAACAACAACAAATTTGCTTTTAGTTTTTGGATGTAATTCCTTCTTAGTCCACCATGACATCTAGTTTCTCTTATTGTGCTTTATAAAAAGTAGCAGCGTTTGCACCATCAACAGTCAAGCATTCAGCCCAATCGTAACGAAGCTCAATATCGATTGTGGAAAGATCATCATTTTCATAATCAAGTTCTGAGAAAGAAATCTTCTTAATGAAAGGATTCTGAAGAGTCCAAGTTTCAACTTGATTTCCGTCACCATCAATTTGAAGAATTTTAACAGCACCCAATGAGGTGGTTGCCTTGTTCTTTGATTGAGTTGTGAGAGCATTTGCATCTCCGGGAATACGATATCCAGCAGAACGAACTGCTTGATTGAAGCGATAAAGTGATCCGGGATCAAGAGGATCAACTAAAGTCATAGCGATAGTTTGCCACTCAACCTTACCGGGATAGTAAAAAGTGTGTCCCATATATACGTGCTTAGATTCAGCAACAGTGAAATTAGGTTTTGCAACTTTCTTTGCCCACCATACTGCTGGTTCTGTGCCTTGTACACCTGTGATAAATACTTGAAATCTAAAATTTCTTTTAGGATCTCTTTCTGGGGTTGTTGTCCAAAATGCCATTGATCTAGTTCTCCTTTACTGTTATAATTAGTGGCCTAAGCGAAATCTGCGCCTGTTCTTGTAATTACAAAGTCAATTGCGATATACTCAATTGCTCTTGCAGGCTTCAAGAAAACCTTAGCGTACATGATATTTCTATCGATGAGATCCGCTGTTGTTGTTGAAGAGTCTAAGACTAAACGATAATCGGTAAGTCCAAATTTACTCTTAACATTTGAAAGAATTGGTTCTGCTTGAGAAGTAAATCTTGCCCAAGTCGAACGAACATTGTTATCAAACAATACAGTTCTTGCAACTTTGCTTATCTCTGCTTTAAGATGGATCATAAGACGACGAACGTTTATTCGATCTAAAGCTGATGGAGTCTGTTGAAGTGTTTTCTGTCCAAATATTACAACTCCTTCATTTGGGAATGTTGCAATTGGATTAATGTTAACTTCATAAAGCTTATCTCGCTCTGAGGAATCCAATCTCTGACGCGCTTGAATAACTCGGGGACCTGAACGTCCACCTAAAGCTCCAAGTCCGCCTCGGTTAAATCCTGCTGGAGCGAACCAAAGTTCTGAGCGAGCTTCTGATTGAGCCATTGCACCAAGTCCTGCGACCGATGAAGGTACCCATACACGCTCTCCATTGTTCAAATTGTCTTGAATTTGAACTGCTGGATAATAAGCTGCTGCATAACTAGAATCAAGTTGACGATTCTTAAGACTTGAAATAGCCGAAGAAACAGAACCCAAACGAGCAGACTGGCTAGCTTTTGATTCATATGAAGGAGTGTAGTCATCAACTAGGTCGATTACTGCTAATACATCCTTACGAGATTCCGCTGTGCGTATAATTTTTGATGTAATGATCGCATTTTTTATACCTGGGACTGCAATTAGGTTAGCAGGTACTGTCTCGGGATCAGAAACTGAATCAATGGCCTTATTCAAAGAATATTGAAGGTAGTTTGTGGTCTCATCAAGAGACTCTGTAATCAATGCTTGACGGAAAGGCTCTTTCTCTGTAATGTCAAGTCCGTCAAATCCACCAAAAAGAGGAAGAACGAATTGTTTAACATCTTTGTCGAGAAGACTTGAGAGTCCATTTCCTGCTGTCCATGAAGTGCCGTCGACTTGTGAACCAGAAACCCATGTTACAGTGTTACTAGCTTCAACAATCTTGATATCTTCTAAAGAGAATACAAATGAGTATTCGAAACCATTAGCAGATACCGGAGCAAATTGCTCATCAGCATAAGCTTGTGGAAGTGGACGAAGATAATCAACATAATCATCATCATGAAGCGATGAATCCTTGTCAACCTTTGGACGAATTCCAAAGTGAACCTTATAAGGATTAGAAGAGTATCCATCGGATCCACTCATACGAAGAGGAAGCGTTGGGAAAGAAAATTTAATACCCTCATGGGTTCCGTAAAGTTCTATAGACTCCGCTGATGTTGCTATTGCTCCGGCAACAGTATCTTTTCCGGTTACAAATGCTCCGGCAAAATCATCACTTAAATCGAATGATTTGAAGTCAGCATCACCTTCTAGAGACCCAAATCCCTTTGGACGTCCTGGTCCGAGGAAACCAACAGGAAGATCTGTTGAATCATAATTCTGTTCTTCTGTGTACATCTTAATGCGAACATAGTCAGAAACATTTGGATGATTTCCATATGAACGATAACGACGATCAGTCTCACTCCATTCCATGTACATATCGCCAAGTCTACGAGCAACATAATTTGGAGAATTTGGATCCAAGCTACAACCGCTATACTTCTCTAAAACACCACCGCTGAGATCCATGATCTTAACTGTAAATGTTCCGTAAGGATACACAGTTTCATTTGTAGCTAATTTTAATTCTTCAATTGCTATGAGAACATTCTTTTGAATTTCCTCTCCGGCATGAATACATTCAAAGCGGAAAAGTTTTGTTGAAGTTGTCTCGCCAATATAAGCAGAGCTAGCTCCATAATTACGACCAATAAGATAACCAGATTTAGCTTCCGCTGATCCTGTTCTGTGATATCCCCAATTGCCCGAGTCGGTCGTTGCGGCGACATCATCTTTGTGTAGAGGAATAAGCGTAGCTACTTGAGCTTCTGCTGTTGAACTAGTAACCTTATCCTTGAGACTTCTTTCAAATGTCTCTCCAAGCCAATAGGTCTTAAGATCATCCGCATCAGTGACATCAAGATTTATTAGTTGAGGATTAGTGTTAAATTTGTTTCTAATATAATCTCCGCTTGTGCGATCAAAATTGAAAGAGACTTGTTCTGTCTCCGTTCCGGAGGAATTGTAAACTTTCAATTTAAAGCCAACACTTACAGTCGAAGACTTGAGGAGAGCGTTTGCACCGAATACTTCGGCTGCACCGGCGGCTGTTTTTCCACCGAGAGCTAAGTATCCTGTGTTTGCATAAAATACAGCCGCAAGAGTTCCTTCGCCAATTGCTTGAGTTGCAATGGTTGCTGCTGGAGAGGTCGCAGCCGCAGACCGGTCCAAGTTTGCATCTATAGAAGACCCAAGAGAACTTGGATTCACACCCACAGCAGCAAAGTGATTATTGTTATGCACATCCGTCATGGTAAGAACTCCACCCGGGGCCGCAGCAGAATCGGTATTATAGATTAATAATGTTGTACCAGCATTGTCTATAGTCACATTTGAGATGTCACTATTGGTTAAAGCAGATTCAAACACTTTTTCAATTTGCGCCATAACTTCTGTTATTGAACCACCGGAGCTTTTAACTGGTACCGAAAATAAAGTACATCCATCGGTTCCACCTGCCGCAGTTCTAGTTATGGCTCCATAAGCATTTGTGCTTTCATCAAAAATTATTTCAAATTTCAAACCATCAGACACCAATGCCGCGCCAAAAGTTATACCTCTTATGATTCTTAATTTGCATTGACTACCAGCGGTTGAATTACCTATAGCATCAACTGTTGTACCGGAACTACCAGCTTTTAAAGTAATTGCTGTCATGTCTCCAACATTTGTAAGATCAGAAACAAAAAGCCCATAAGCTGTTGAGTTTGTAGCTGCAGCCGCAACTCTTGCTCCGCTTGAACCAGAAACTTGCCAACCAGCATAACCGGCATCGCTCGCTTGAGGATGTTGGTCACCAAGTAATCTTACAACATTAACAGGGCTTGTGCGTGAAGCCAACCATGCTTGAGCAGCATATGCCGCATATGTCGGAGCGGACAGTTGAGGTCCATCTCTCCAAATGTCACCTTTCAGTGAAGACCCACCGGGAACGGGATTTCCGTATACTTGTAGAAAGTAATCCAATGAACGAACCTTTGCGGGTTTCATTCCAGGTCCTTTGCGGAATCTTCCAATAATGATTGGGCCGTCTGCGTCAACCTCTGATGGTAATATTGATTGGTCTACTTCTCTAATCTCAATACCGGGTGATAAAAAATCAAATTTTCTAGGCATTAATATATCTCCTTATATTCTATCTATTCTCTATAAATAGTATGTCGTATTTGTAATGGACACTATTTATCTCCGGTACTTGTTGTCTTTCTTTATCCATGGGATTTCATCCTCTAGAATGACTCTCTCGCGAGGCAAGCTAATTTCCACTATCGTTTCTTTCTTGATGACTTTTGGTCTTTCCTCATTGGGTGACCCATCTCCATGGATATAGCCAAGTACCTTTATTGTTACTTTTGTTTCAAACTTTCTCTCTTCCTCTCCCAACGAAGAAAGGTTGTTTGATTGATCATATGAAGCTTCGATGAAGCCTTCATACGTGTGATTCTCTGTTCTCATTAAAAAATGATTAATTTGACCGGTTGTTGAAATGAACGGTGTCACTAGGTTATTCATTTGCTGTTGATATTCGGTTCTCAGGTTTATGCTGTACATAGCTTTCACATATACCGGCAATGGAACATAATATACGTCATAAACTATTTTCTTTGAGCCATGAGGGTGATATGGTTGTCCCTTTTTTCTTTTTGCTTCCGCAGATTGAAAATTTCTTGTTTTTTCTTGATTAATTTGAGAAATAACCCTAAACACTCCGTTTCTATAGCTTCTACTGTCTCCTGTTGGAGATTGAAGATGAGCTTGTACCGCTCCCTTGAATGTTTTGTCTTTTTCCAAGGATGATCTCTCGATAGTGATCAAAGGCATCTTTAATTCACCTTCGGTTGTACGAATATCGCTGTTATTTTTGATTTGATAGCTTCTTTCTGTGCCCAACCACAATACTGGTACCTTTTTCATACCCTCGTTGGTGATTGTATGAAGATTTAGCGTTTTGTCGATGTAATTCTTGACACTTAAGTCTATATCTTCGATAGTTGAAGGTACAAATTTGAATTCATATTGTTTATCCGGCATTGAAAAGTCCATCCCTTGATTTTATACACTCTGCTTGAATCTCAAAGCGGTATTCTGGTTGCCCAAAGAGAAGTTTTGGTTCAATAAGCTTGACGATTTCGAAATATATGTCTCCATAGCGAACAAAGTCTCCCTCTCGGACAAATAAATCCTGATCATCAGTTAATCTTCTCTTGTGAAACTTGACGTTAATCTTAAATGTCTTATCTACCGCCATATTTTCTGCGTAGCTTGATTCAATTCCTAGGAACTCAACCAACGCATATACTCTTACCGGAGGAAGAAATGTTTTCTCAATCGCTTCTCCGTATAAGGAATGATAATTTGTATGCTCAAGATCCAGTGGAAAATACAACACCTGTTGTCCAACAACTCTTTCGATAATTTCATCATTGACTTGTTTGACAAGATCTCTTTCTTTTTCTCCAAAAAACATTGGAGGAGGCGGGGCATCTGGTTTGTTCCATTTATTATCTTTTGACATTCACTATCCTCTTAGTATCTTAACTCTAATTTTTTTCCGAACCTCAGCGATCAACCCAGCTTCTTTATATCTTTTAGCCCACGCTGTTAGTTTTTCAACTAGTTTTTCTTCCATTTCCTCGCTGCTCACAGTCGTTATCAATCTCGCCGCAGCTTCTAGGTTATTTGTTCTATCATAAGATAACATTATAGAAGCTTCTATATCTAAACTAGAATCCCAACCGGATGATGTTACCATTTTGAAGCCATCTTCATGTGACAACTCTTCATAATTAAAATTAATTTTGGGAAGCTCTTCTCCTAATAAGGAGTCAGCATACATTTTTATGTAATTTTCGTTCATAAAATATGTGTTGAAGAAGTCTGCAAAAAAACCACCAACACTCTTTATTTTATCTGCGTGTTTCGCAATAACTTCCTGATCGGTGGTGTCTACACCTAATATTTTAGAAGCTAACTCTGCCAAGTCAAACCCAAAGGTCATGCTGAATTTTGCACTGGAGATAAATTGATTACCTTCGTCGTCCTCATCTTCTTCTATCTCGTCTTCATCCCAATACATGTCATTGGGAATATCATGGTCATCAAAAAGAATGTTAAGAACAAATTGTTCGCTGGTGAAAATTCCGCTTTTTTGTAAATACATCTGAACGTAAGAGTTTACACCACCTTCCGCAACACGATCAAAAAGCATCGCAAATCCATCCCTCATTCTTTGTCTAACTGTTGATTCTATATCCGCAGCATCCGGAGCATTTATATCATCCCCAAAAATAAAACTACATGCGGTTGAATCGAACCGAAGCGTAGATTGAAATCTATTATCATCTGTCTTTATAGTGTTGAACAGTTGCCAACTTCCAGCTGGAAGCGTATCACCGTCTTTCGTAAAATAGCCCAGATCCGACACTTCATCTACTGCATCAGCTATATTCTGTTGTAGTTTATATAAGCCCATTTCATATCTCATTTCCCCGCGAATGTTCAATTCACAGGTCATCTCAAAATGAGATACTTCAGGATCTTCCAAGTAACCAAAATCATCAGCGGTTATTTCAAACTTAAAGGTAGGATAATCAGAATATAAATTCTGCACTACTCCTTCTAACTCTTCGCGTAACTGCTGTAAGCGAGAAACACCCCTCGTAGATAAAATTGTATTCTCGGCATCTTTATCATACAAAACATCTCCCGAATATTCAAAACCGGAGTCAATCTCATTAAACAGAAGCGGCAATACATCAGCAACATAATAGCCACCATCTTCATAGCTCCCGCCGTATCTAGTAAAATTCGCCAAATCAATTTTGCCATCGGGAAATTTAGACAAAATTTGTTCGATCTTGCTTTTTTGAGTTGCCGCCAGTTTACTATAAATAAAAGTATCAAAGTCTGGAGTTTGTTTACCGTAAACTTTTCCTTGCGGAGAGGCTACGTTGATAGCCTCATCAGTATCCGGATCAATATAAGCTACATTTTTAATTCTTATCCTAGACTCGGGTTTTACCCCGCGAACTGATCTATCTGAATCTTCAAACAGTTCTTCGTCGTCTAATTGATCCATTGTCTCTTGTGTCGGTGGTATTCCTGCGCTAGCAAATTCCTTAGCAGACACAGCATAGACTATCATTCCATTGGCATAAACTTCCGATAAGGCACAAACATTGTAATCGTCAAAACGGGCCATTCCTTTTTCACTAGGTAGTGCGTGACAAGAGGTAATCCCTGCGTGGTCTGACATCCTGAATACATCCATTGGGTGCCTAGACAGGACGAAATATTGTGTAACTAAATAGTTTTCATAATTCGCGGACAAGTCTGCTATCTTGGTACCATTATTGAAATAATCCTGTGCTTCTCTTACTTTAGGCACTAAAGCATCCTCCGGACCAAATTTATTATAAAATTCCATGTGACTCTCGGCGTATGGTCCACCAATAAATAATTTTCGTGCCTTGTTTGTCCTATTAAGTTTAATTTTTGCTACTAGGTCTTTCGCTTTTACTCTACTTTTTTTCCATTGCTCAAGTTCCTCGCTGCTAAAACCTTCCCGATCTACAATATTCATTTCTATCACGGCTTCATTTGCTGCTGTTACTTTCTTGACGAATTCGTCGTAGCCTTCAATGTATTCTATCATTTCGTTGAGGATCTTCAAAGGTTTAACTCTCAATACTTTTTTGGATTCTTTTTTAATTCGTTTACCGTCTTTCCTATAAATTGAAACCTTTGACACCGTCTTGACAATAGTGAATCTCATTATCTCCGACATCACACGCTCGGGTTTTCCATCCGCGCCCATGACGGTAACGGTTTCTGTTTCATCGAACTCTTGGTCACCAACCTTAATTTTCTTGCCGGTCTTTCTTTTAATTCTTTTGTTCTTCTCAACGGTCTCCTTGGTGGGTTCAATCGTCCATCCAAACTTCTTCAGAATATCTATAGCATTTCCAAAAGGAGTATCTGGATCAATTGATCTATATTCCATTATCTTTCTATAAGAATCACCGAAGATGTCGCCAAATGGATATTCTGAAATTGGAACCTCCATTGCATCTTTTATCATTTCTGCTTCTTCGTCTGTCGCCTCAGAAAGAAACTTTCTCCAGTTTTCTATTATCAATTTCATTATTTATCCTACAAATATCTTAAGAGGTGTTTTTTCCTCAATCTTCTGAACGTTATCGCTCATTGCGGAATCTTTCTCCGCTAACTTGGCATATGTCATTTCATCAAGTTGTGCCTTAAGTTCGTCTCTAAGTAGGTCTTGTTCTGCTTTTGCTTGAGATAGAAGGTCTGACGCATTTAATGAAATGGTGTCTCCGGGAATTGGAACGTTTCCGCCAAACTTCCCTCTTATTTGACCAAGAGTCTCCTTAGATAGAGCTAGAGAAAATCTTCTTATCCACTGCTTTCCGATTGAATTAATGCTTACATAAGAGATGTTCTCGAATGGAAGATTGTTCATATTATTGACGCCGCCTTCACCACCGTCAGTAGTGTCAGAAAATGGCCCAGAATCGACAGTAAATCGAAACCAAAACTTTTCGGGGGATGCACTACTAGGTATCGGAAATAACTTCAAATTATTGTCGATAATCTCATAAGAATAATGAGAAGTTCGCGTATATAAATGATCTTCAAAAGCAACAGCTTGCAATTTGTTTTGCCATGCTGGAATTACATTGAAAGTTGACGTATCAGCATATTGCCCGTAGTTGTGAAAATCACCAACAACATTGAGTCCACCATAATATCCGTAGAATCTCCACATAGCATTTGGTGTCTTATAATATACATCTCTTATCTTAACTCTCTTACCGCCAACTTCACTTGTATGACTTGCCTCAACCGTTGCTTGGAGATCATATATTTGCTGATCAGCGACTGTTGTTATAGATGCGGAATAAACTGTATCTGTTCCTCCGACTCCTGCTTCCGTTGCAAACCCATCTCCCATTCGATATGCATATTCAAATTTCATCTTTGGATATTTAAGGGCAGCACCTGTTCCGGATGAAACATCTCCCTTGTGATCAAATGAAGCTGTCGTTGCTCCGAGAGCAAAAGAGAGAGTGTTCTTTGATTGGTGAATATTAACAATATAAGAATATTCTAGAACTGCTTCTTCATAGTTTGCATATACGTTGTCTGCTGTTAATTCAATATCAAGGACATCTCCGCCTAATCTTTTATATGTGAAAGCAACTTGTTTAGCTGCTCCTGTTAGAAATTCTGCGGAACCTGTGTAGGCTCCCATAGGACAAGCTGCAGCAACATTTGCCTCAGTTCCTGTGACGGGTAATATTATTGCGCTTGTTTGCGAGGTTGGTGTAAGTGTTGGCAATGCCATTAGTAATCCTCCGATTCACAATAAATAGTTTTCATTAAGAGAAAGCCTCTATTTAACGGATTTGGTCTTGCGAGTGTACTTTCTTTTTGGCTTTGATGCTACTTCATTCTCTGAGGACATTGTTGCAACGGGCTTTTTTGCTTTGGCAACTCTTTTTCTTGTGGTTTTTTTCTTTTTAGTCGCAGTGACCGCAGGAGTCTTAGCTGTTTCAATTTGACGTTGTCTTTCTGCCTCTGCCGCAAGAGTCTTCATTTCTTCTTCTCGCTTTAACCTAGCAGCAACCTCAAGAGCTTTTCTGTTATCTTCTTCAAGTTTCAATCTTGCAAGTTCTTTTTGTTTTACCATTTCGGCTAATCTCTGTTCTTCTACAAGTTTTGCCGCAAGATC